ATTCTATAGCATTTGACAAATAATTACTTTTAGAATTTATAGGAGTTGGGTTATTTTTAACCCATTGACAAACTCTTGGTTGTTTGAATCCCCATTTCTCACCTAATTCTTTTAGTTGATTTGATTTCCAAACATCAAAGAAAATGATTAAAGTACCACCGTTTCTTAAAATTCTTTTATACTCTTTGAATAATAAATCGAAGTTTATTTCTTCTTTGTCCCAATCCCCAAAGTCAATACTAATTTTATTAAATTTTGAATTGTCTGAATTTTTAGTAAAATTAGACTTTCTTGAAATTAAATAAGGTGGATCGGTCAATATCAAATCAACTGAGTTTTTAGGTATTGTTCCTAACATCTCAAAGCAGTCACCAAATAGTACCTTATTTGTCATATGTTTTATATATATGACAAACATGTTCTCCTAAATTATTATTGCCAAATAGTTTCTAAATCTAATTTAGACTTTATTTCAATTACTCTTCCATCAATTTGTAATGAGTATCCTATTAATTCTGAGAATATATCTACAATACTTTTTATTTTGTTTTGTTCGTCTTGACTAAGGTCTTCGTTAAATATTGTTACCAAATTCTCAATCTCTTCAAATGATAAATAAGACTTATTTTTGATAAAAAATAAAAAGTCATAATTATACTCTTTCCACTTATCATTTTTCTTATTCTTCGATTTTTTTATTAGAAAATTACTTAAACAATTTTCAGAACCAACAGATGGCATCGAGAATCTATAATCATCAATCAAAATTTCACCAGTGCTCTCATCAATCAAGTAATTACTAAAATCGAAGTAGTTAAAGGTTTTATTACCAAATTCGATTTCATCAGGCTTACCCGTTCTTTCATTGAAAAAAGGAATTTTAATTTCTTTGTTCATTGTATGTTTAACTATCTCTAAGAACAAATAAACCAAGTCTAAACTTTTGATATCATCAAATTTGTAATTTTTACTTAGAATTGTATTTTTTCTAACTATTTTCTTAATTAAGTCAATTACCGAGAAGAAGTTTTCTTTGTCAAAATTGTACTCATAATCGATTATATCTTCTTGATCAGCTTTTCTAATACTGATTTCAAAATCAGGTAAATAAAAGATACCTTGTGATGGAAGTGTTGAAAGTTCAATCTTTTTGTTTTGTGAGAGCAAACCTCTCATTATTTCAACAATACTTAACATAATTATAAATTACTTTTTTTTATATATTAGAAATTATTATTCCTTACACTAAATTAAAAAACCCACTCATAATATACAAAAATATACAAAATTGATTTTTTGAATTTAATATATACAATTATGAAAGCAAAAGAAATAATGGGAAAATATAACATTACAAGAAACACTCTTAGTAACTGGGTTAAAAAAGGATGGATAAAGGTGGAGATACTTCCATCGGGTAGATATATCTACATAGATATAAAAAATGATACAAAATGAGAGAGGTTTTTATTTATACATTGTCTTGTCCAATAACAAAAAACATCAGATATGTTGGCCAATCATTTAATCCAAATGTCAGATACCGTAGGCACATTTCTGATTCTAAGAAAAAAACAGATCATAAATCAAATTGGATTAATTATCTATTAACAAAAAATTTAAAACCAATTTTGAATGTAATTCATACTTGTAATGAAAATAATGTAGATTACTATGAGAAATATTATATTGAAATGTATAAAAGTCAATATGATTTAACAAATTCAAAAGAAGGTGGTCGATATTTTATATTAACACAAGAAATAAAAGATAAAATAAGAAACACATTAAAAGGTAGAAAACCATCAAAAAATGCGGGTATGGCATTTGCTGAGTATAAATCTATAAAAATAGAGTGTTATAAAGATGGATATTTGATAGGCACTTTTAGTTCAATAAAGGAGTGTTGTCAAATATTGAATCTAAACAGACCCAAGGTGAGTATGGTCTTAAATAAACTAAGACCACACCACAAAGGTTATAATTTTAAAGCTGTATAGCATTAATCTTGTTATAAAGAGCCTTCTTGTCTAATTCCATCATTTTCATGATGTCAAAAACTTTATCACTGAATCCGGCTAATGCAAAAACATTTTGTTCGGGAAATTGAAGCGTTGAATATCCAGCTAAATCCCATGAATAAACAAATGGTTCACAATTGAATTTTTTCTTATATGAATTAAATTCTTTGGTTGGTGTTGTATAACCAAGCCATCCTTGCATGTCACTCAAAATAATTATTCTTTTGTAAGCCTTGTTTGCCTTGATAAAAATATCTTGAAAGTTTGTACCACCACCACTAAATCTAAAACTATCTCTAATAGTTAATATTGAATCCATAGGATTATAAGCCTTATAACTGGCGGTATTAGCAAATGTCATCACATCACAATTGTTGGCTTTTGATATCATAGATCCAAAAAGTGAGGCAATTTCAGATGGTCTACCACCCATTGATCCAGAGACATCGATTACTACTAAAGTATCACCATCAAATTTTGGAACATTACAACAAGATATGTCTAAGGCCTTATTGATAGCCACTAAAACCTTTCTAACATCAGATGATGTTCCGAGTTTAGAAATTTCTTCATATGCAGTTGCGAATCTAAAAGGTAAAACTTTAGACTTTGAAATCATGTTCTCATCAACTAATAAATCACAAGCTAAAGGAACTGCTTGTGGAGCTTGATTAATTATATTTCTCAAGTTTCTTAATAAGGCAAAATATCCTATTTTCCTTGTAGATAATAGTTCGACCCAAGCTTCTGATTTTAATTGAGACAACTCTTCTTCACTTTGTGCTTTTTGTCCAGCTTGTGAAAGCATAGATTCCCAAGTTTTTGTATTCTTCAAATTGTCATTAACTAAAGCATTAAGTGCTATTTTATTTCTATCGTTTGGAACTGGGTGAACTAAGTTTACAATATCAACTAATTTAACTTCTTTGTTTTCACCTTTATACTTTGCTAACTGGTATTCATCAAATTTATCAAAAGCTGATGCAAATCCTTTTTTCAGAGAATTAGGAAACTTTGGATGATTTTTATCAGTTTTATTTGATAGATAATACGACATAATTTCGGTCATATCATCTACTCTACTTACAACTTTATCGTAGAAGTTCTTACCCCATTCTTTTCCAGAAATTTCAGATGCCAACTCACCGGCTAGTGCGTGAGTAATACTTCTCATCCCAAATTCATCACGAGCAAAAATAGCAGACTTTGCGATAAATTCTTTGTTAGGAATTGTCTTAATAAGCTTTTTCAACTCAGATAAAGACTCATCTGATGATCGATAAAATTGATCATTAACAAATGATGTTAATAAAAGAGATACAAGAGCTAATTCGTTAGACTCTTTGTAAGCTTGTCCGCCTGCTTGGTTTGTTGTTTTTGTCTTTGACTTGACAACTGTTTGATTGAATTTTGCCATATTTTTGTCTTTATTTATAGTTTCGTTTTTAAAAATGAAAAAACCAGATTCACAAAGTAAATCTGGTCTTTCATAGTTTTTGAGGACAGGAAAAGCTAGTTGAGCTGTCACAAGAGCTTTCTATTAGTACTTAACTAACTTTGAAAGTTTGTCGATGTTTTCTTTAGGGTGTCCATCTTCATCCAACTTTTGTTTAGGTCTTTAGTTTCAACCCCAATCTTTTAGTTCATTTGGTCAGAACAGTTTTTGGTAACTAACCGGTCTTTTTAACCACAAGTGGATACATCAGGCTTGACCAGCCATTCAGTTTTTTAATCATAGATTGATAATTGATCGTTAATTTTCGAAGTATCTCATCCTATGACCATGTCCTCATATATATGTCGACCAGAGTAAATTACAAATAAGTGTTTTTTCATAACCAATTTCGAAGTAACTTATTTGTTCACTACTGGAGTGTCATTCTTTTATTTTAGTTGGCTTAAAAGTTTTAAATTTTCTAAAATAAAATAATGTATTGATATATATGACATGGGAAATTTACAATTTTTCAAGGGTGGATTATTTATAGACTGGTAAAAAGTCGATTAATAAATTAATATATAGATTTATGAAATACTTGTCTAATTATTCAAATTACAATGAAGAATTAATAATTCAAAAAGCAATTGAATATATTGATTTTTCAATCAACGAATCAGCCGACTATAAATCCATTTGGAACAATATAGTCAAGAAACTTAAAGGACTATCAGAATCAGGTAGAAGAAAACTCATCAAATATGCAATTGGTGCTCTTTTAGCTTTCAACACAATAACAAATGTTGTACAGATTATCAATTCATCAGATGCATCTCCTGAAGATAAACAAATTGCAATTGAGATGACTCAAGAAAAAGAAAATGAGTCTGGTACAAAAAAACAAATAAAATCTGAATCAGACGACTTCAAACCAGGTTACGAATTTAGATTATCTGACGCTGGATGGAATCATATTAAACAAGAAGAGTCTTGTGTTTTGACTGCATATACACTAGGTGATGGAAAAGTAACTGTCGGATATGGACACGCTGAGGATGTTGGAAAAACAAAACTTAGAAAGGGTCAGAAAATTACACAAGCACAGGCTGATAAATATCTAAAAGAAGATCTTAAAGAAGCTGCTGATGGTGTTAGAAGGATATTCAAGGAGTGGGAAGCAAAAGGAATAGATGTAAATATTAATCAAAGTATGTTTGATGCACTTGTTTCTTTAGCATTCAATTCTGGTATAAGTAGTTTAAGACAATCTGATATAATTCAACACATCAAGAAAGGTGATATGAAATTAGCAGGTGACTCAATTAAAGACTACAACTT